ATGCAATACCTAATCAGAGAATTTACAGACAGCACAGGCCATGTGCATGTAAATGTAGAAGAACCTAGAGAGAATGAACGTATGACGTTGGTAGAGGCAGAGAGTAAAGAAGAAGCTAAAGAGAAAGTCGAAGTCAAAGGGTTATTAAATTGTATTAAACCACCTAAAACGAATTGGCGTTGGCTAGAAGATGAATATAAAAAATTAGGAATATTCGATAAGGAGTGAACGGAATGAGTGATTTCAAAATAATAACTTCAGAATTAATTAGCAAAGGCATTGAGTTTGAAATAGAAGATGACACCTTGATTGTTGGTGATTGTTCAGTAATCAATTATAGCGACGTGTATTTTTTAAAATTGTCCGGAGTTAATACTCAACAAGGGATTGCTGTTAAGCATCCTATAGTTATAGCAGATTTCTTATCTAGTTATTATTACTTATTAGAAGATCATAATAGTATCACTGTAAAAGATATTAATTTTAAAAGTGAGGTGCGTAGTAATGATTAAACGCATACTAAAAATATGGTTCATCATCGGAATGTATGAACTTAGTAAATATCTAACTAACGAACTTATCGTTAAGTTGCAGAGCGAAGATGATGTGGATACATTCAACCAATCAGATCATGCACACTTGAATATGGAGGTTACGAAATAATGTGGATAGCAATATCGATAATTCTCGCAATAGCATTACTGATTGCATTAGGTAGTAACTCAATCTTGCGTAATGAATTAGATGCACTGAAATACACCAACGTATATCTCTTTAGCAAGTTTGTAAGAGAAAGTGACATAGAAGATATTGAACGTGAGATAGAGAGAGCGAAGAAACAGTTTAAGTAATGGAGGTAGGTTGATGACTTTGAACAAGCGCGACGTAGTTTTAATGGAGGAGTATTGGAAAAACTTAAAAGAGATGAAAGGACAATTAGCTTACAGACGCTATGAATTATTATATCAACCAACCGATACTAACTTTGGTGGAGGTAAATCTAATATAGTTACCAGTCAAGTAGAGAATGAAGTAGTCAAATTGCATCAAGATGACTTGTATAAAAACCTAAGCAATACTATTACATCTATTGAAGATATATATAGAAGTGCAACTAAAGAACAACAAGCAATAGTTGATTATAGATATTGGGATAAAGATTTACTTATACATGAATGGGAAGATATTGCTCATGAATTAACCAAGCAAAGGAAAGATGATAAAGTCATTTCAGTTTATTCTGTATTAAGAATGAGAAGGAAGTTAATGGAAGAAACTGCAAAGAGAATTGGTTTTATCCATTTCGATTAATCGCAATTCTCACATTGTTTAATTGCGAAGATAATTAATATATATTGTTAGTATCAAATATTATTAGATATTAAACAATCAGAAAGAACATTCAACTTCATTGTTGTTTGTTCTTTTCTTTTTGTCTTGAAAGAAGTGAAATCATTTGTCATTCATTCAACCAAAGATTAGACAAGGAAGAAAGACAATGACTGAGAGCGAGTACAAGGCACAAAGGGAACGTAATAGGCAACGTAATGCTAAGCAGTATAACGCACACACGAGATATGGTAAGGATAGCAAGTATATGGAGTTCTATCACTCAAAAGAGTGGAGAAATAAACGTAAACAAGTGCTGTTGCGTGATAAATACTTGTGTCAGTCGTGCCTTAGAAAAGAATATGTAAATCCAGTGAAAAAAGGACAACGTTTTTACGTTCATCATATTATTGAATTGAAAGATGATTGGGAAAAACGACTTGATATAAACAACTTAGAAACGGTATGTGCCGAGTGCCATTTAGAGAGCCATAGAGGGCAAAGACGGAAACGATGAACAATGTATCGGAAATTTAAGGGAGGGCTTGATATACCCCCTGTCTGATACGCGTAGGGCGTAATCGCTCGATAACTTTTTTGTACCCAAATTCTAGAAACTAAAAATCTGAAATCGCTATTTGGAGGTGAGAACATGGCTAGACCACGTAAATTGAACGCTGCAAAAACAGGAAATCATAATAAAGAAGATTTAGAATACCAAGAACTTAAAGAAAATGGCTTATCTCAATTTAATAATATTGATGTTAAGAGTGTTCCGTCTGATTTAACTAAAGAAGGTAAAAAAGAGTGGAAACGTATCATTCCTTTACTCGAACAATTACCTATCGCAGAACTTGATTATGATCGTATCAAACGTTACTGCCAATTAGTATCACTTACAGATGAAGCGTATCGTCATATTATGCAACATGGCACAGTGAATGAAGAAGGTACAAAGAGAACACCTCAATATTTCACTTATATGGATGGCTTAAAAGAACTTAAATCAATCTGTGGTCAATTAGGAATGACGATTGACAGTCGAATGAAGTTGGTTGTTCCTACACCTGATGAACAAAAACAATCGGTTTACGATAAATTTGGTGTTGATGACGATGACTAACGTAAAAATTAATAAAGAGTACGAAAAACTGTTAGATATTCCTAAAGAATATAAGGATGATGCTTACAAATACTGTGTCATGGTGCTATCTGGCACATTTATTACTTGCAAAGATACGCAGCTGGCTTGTATTCGTCATTTAAGAGATATTAAGCGAAGTATTGAAGATGGTGAGTTTCCTTATGTATATAAACCCAAACGTGCAAAGAAAGTTATTCAATTTATTGAAGTATTACCCGATACAAAAGGTAAATTTAACAAACTAGCTTTATTTCAAAAATTTATTGTTTCAATGGTACGTGGCTGGTTTACTGAAGAAGATGATTATCTAAGATTTAATAAAGCGTTTATCTCAATGGCTCGTAAAGGCGGGAAATCGCTTTTAGTAAGTGGTTTGACACTTTACTCATTCTTATTCGATAGAGAGCCAGCAGAAGGTAGGCAAATATTTTGCGCTGCAAATGATAAGAAACAAGCTAGTATCGTATTCAATATGGTAGCTAAGCAACTTATGTATTTCATCTCTCAAGTGCCTGAACTAAAAAAGGACGTTAAAAAGGTTAGAGAACTACTTCAACATACAAAAGATGGCTCATACGTTATGCCTCTCTCTCGTGATACAGGGGCAGTTGACGGTTTTGAGCCGTTTTTAGCTGTTATAGATGAATATCATGCTGCAAAAACAAACGAAATGTTAGAACTTATCCAATCGGGTCAAGGTAACTTGATGCAAAGCTTAATTTTTATCATTTCAACAGCAGGATTTAACTTAAATGCACCAATGTACATGGATGAATGGCCCTATGCTAAAGAAATACTTGCCGACACTTACCATGATGAACAATATTTTGCGATAATCTTTGAACAAGATAGCGAGGAAGAATGGCAAGACAAAACCATGTGGGCAAAAAGTAATCCACTTATCAATGAAAATGATGATCTAAAAGAACAGATTGAAGATTTCTTACAAAAACGAGTAGATGAAGCAGTTAAAAAAGGCACAATGTTCCGAGTATTAGTTAAAAACTTTAATTATTGGATGCAAGCGTCAGAAGAAAGCTATCTAGATTTTAACGACTGGAAGAAAAATGAAACTGAATTCGATATTAAAGGGACTAAAACATATATCGGACTAGACTTGTCTCGTGCAGATGACTTAACCGCAGTATCGTTTATACATTTAGATGAGGTTAAGAAACAATATTTTGTCACAAGTCATTCATTCGTTGCTACTAAAGGTGGACTACAAGCAAAAATTGAACGTGACCTAATAGATTACAGACAAATGGCGCAACATGGTTATTGTACAATCACCGACTTACAAAGTGGCATTATTAATAGCAATCAAGTTTTAGATTATATAGAGAAATACATCTTAACTAACAATTTAGATGTTCAAGCAATTTGTTATGATCCACACGCTATTCATGGATTTATTGCAGAAATAGAAAAACGAAACTGGCGTTATGAATTGATTGAAATTCGTCAAGGCGCTATGACGTTATCTAATCCAGTTATTGATTTCAGATTGAAAGTTATAGATGAACAGGTTAAACATCATAAAAATCCACTACTTGATATCGCAGTTAAAAATGCAGTCTCTAAAAATGTGAATGATAGTGTCATGATTGAGAAAAAACTCAATCGTGAAAAGATTGATCCATTAATGAGTACCATTTTTGCTTATGTCATCGCAAGTGAGCATGAGTGGGATAAGAAACGAGCATTACCAGTATTTATTTAGGGAGGTGTCACACATGGAAATTGCAAAGAATATTATCATCTTACTATTAACATTAGTCGGAATTATCTTAATTGGATATGGTGCATATTTAGCATGGCAACCATTAGGATTTATTGTTGCAGGTTTATTAGTAACTGGTTTTGCATTAACTCTTGACCAACCTTTCAAGGGAGGAGGTGGAAATAGTTAATGGGCGTATTTAATTTTAATGGTTTCAGACGTAGTAATGAAGTAACAGTTGATAGAAGCACCTTACGTATGATTACAGAAGCAAATGGCTTAGGTGGTATCACATGGAATGGCATTAGCTCATTAAGGAACAGTGATGTATTTACAGCAATAGATATCATCTCTAAAGATATCGCAAGTACCAGTATTCAATTTAACGATGCAGATAGCTATTTAGATGATGATAAAAAGATACTCAAACTACTTAACAAGCGACCTAATCCATATTTAGATGCATGGCACTTTAAATACATTCTTGTAGCTAACATGCTTTTAAACGGTAATTCATACGTTGAGATTGTAAGAGATAATAAAGGACAGCCAATCGAACTCTATCACATGCAAAATAGTTCAGTATCTATTGAACAAATCGACGATAAAATCAAATACAACTATATTGATGAGCGTGACGGACATGTTCGATTTGATACAGAAGATGTACTTCATTTTAGAATGTTCTCAATGGATGGATTTAATGGTTACAGTCCTTTATTTGCTCTAGCCAATGAAATTGGTATTTCAATGGGCAGTAAGAAATTCTTAGATGAATTCTTTAAAAATGGTGGCACTTCTACTGCAATACTTAAATATGAAGATGGACGTTATTCTGATGAAGAATTAGCGATAATTCGTCAAAACTTTGAGAATAGTCAATTAAAGAACAATAACGGTTTAGTTATGCTAGACGACACAATGACTTTTGACAGATTAAAAGTACCAACCGAAGTGTTGAACTTTTTAAATAGCTATAAATTTAGTACCCAACAGGTTGCTAAAGCGTTTGGTTTGCCGTTGTCTAAACTAGGTATCGAAACTGTGAACACTTCTTTAAAAGATAGTGGTATCGAGTATTACAGAAGTACGTTATATCCAATATTCTCAATGATGAATGCAGAAATCGAAGAAAAGTTATTTGCACAATCACCATATGAAGTGACACTTGATTATGATGTAGCACGTTTAATTGATAGTGATCCAGAAGTAAAACTTGAACGTGTTACGCAATTATTTACTAAGAAAATTATTACGTTAGATGAAGCTAGAGCGCAATTTGGCTTTAAACCAGTAGAAAATGGCAGTGAACCACTCGCTGATTTAAACACTATATTCTTAAAAGATTTATCAGCTTATCAAGATAGTAAAGTACAGAAGAATATAGATAGCCTCAATAAAGGAGGTGATGAACTGGGTGGCATACAGTCAGATTGAAACAACTACTGATGAAGAAATGGTAGTAGAAGGTTATGCAATTATTTTCGACACATTAAGCGATGACTTAGGAGGGTTTAAAGAAATTATAAGTCCGACTGCACTAAGTCAGGTAGATGTAACAGACGTTAAGTGTTTAATCAATCATGATTATAATCAAATCGTAGGGCGTACATTAGCAAATACGTTAGAACTAACTGTTGACGATAAAGGTCTTTATTTCAAATGTTTTTTACCAAATACTAGCTATGCAAGAGATATTTACGAAAATATCAAAGCAGGTAACGTAAACCAATGCAGCTTTTTTTATACACTCCCTATTAACGACGATACTGCAAGAACATGGTCAAAGATTAACGGTGAATATGTACAAACGATTAACACGATTGATGAACTTTTGGAAGTAAGTATTGTTACTCTACCAGCGTATCGAGATACATCTGTTGTTGTAGGACAACGGGCAAAAGGTCTCGACAAATTTAAGGAATTAGAAAAGTATAAATTAGAATTCGACTTAGAAAGCTTACGTGTAGACACGTAGGCTATTTTTTATGCCGAGTTTTAATAAATAAATTAAAAGGAGTGAGTTTAATGGCGACATTAGATGAACAAGCGAAGTCAATTAATGATTTAATTGACCAAGCACAAAAAGCAGTAGCAGACGGAGATGTTGAAACTGCTAGAAAATTGAAAGAAGAAATTGAAACTGCTAAAGCAACATACAATGAACAAAAAGAAATCGCCGATGCAGTTCAAGCAGAAGAAAAAATCTCTGGTAACTCAGAGAAACCAGCATCAACTGAAAAGACAGAAACAGAAGTAAAAAACGACAAACCAGATGCTGAAAGTAAAGATGTAGAAGTAACAGAGAAAAAAGAACAACCAGAAAAGGTTGAAGTAAAAAAAGAAACAGTTGAAGAACCAACTGATGATGATTTAGAAGATAAAAAGAAATTAGGAGGCAAACGCTCAATGACAAGACAGATTATTGAAAACAAACAAAGCAAGTTATCTGATGAAGCTCAAGGCTTTGTAGATTACATCAAATCAAAAGGGGCTAAACGTGACAACGTTAAATCAGTTGATGCACAACCTTTAATTCCAGAGGATATTAAATATGTCCCAGAAGAATTACCAGAAACAGTAGTAGACCTTAAAAAATTCGTAAATGTTCAACCAGTTACAACTGCTGCAGGTTCTCATCCAATCTTAAATCCTGCGCAAGAAACAATGATTGCAGTTGAAGAATTAGAGAAAAACCCAGAACTAGCTAAACCTAAATTCACAGACATTGATTACAAAATCAAAACATATCGTGGGCAAATTCCAGTATCTCAAGAAAGTTTAGATGATAGTGAGGCAAATCTTGCTCAAATCATTGCTAAAAACAATGCACGTCAAGCTTTGAATACAACGAACCAACAAATTGCAGATGTAATGAAAACATTCGAAGCAGTCAATACTGCTAACTTAGATGACATTAAAGCAATCATCAATGTAGATATTGATCCAGCTTACAACCTTTCATTAGTTGTGTCTCAATCATTCTATCAAGCATTAGATACACTTAAAGACAAAAACGGTCAATATTTATTAAAACAAGATATCACTAGCAAATCAGGTACAACTTTATTTGGTCGTCCAGTATTTATCGTTAAAGATGAAATCTTAGGTGCTAAAGGCGATAAAAAAGCATTTATTGGCGACTTAAACTACGCAATTTTCTTTGCAGACCGTAAACAAGCTACTGTTAAATGGGTAGAAAATGAGATTTATGGTCAAATTTTAGCAACTTACATGCGTTTTGACGTTGTAAAAGGTGTAGAAGAAGCTGGTCGTTTCTTAACTTACACAGGTACAGCTGGAGATTTAGGCACTGGCTCACCAGAAGCATAAAAGGAGGCTAAATAATGGCTAAATTTAAAGTATTAAAACCTTATAAAGATTTAGAGTTAGAAAAAGAATTAACTAAAAACGATGAAGTTGAAATGACTGTCAAACGTTCAGAAGAAGTTGAAAAAACTTTATCTGACAATGGTTTTGACGGTCCTTTTTTAGAGCGAATTCAAGAAAAGAAAAAGTAGGTGATTAAATGCTTACTTTGGAACTTGAAGAAGTTAAAAATCGTTTAAGAGTTGATCATGACTTTGATGATGATGAAATTTTAGGGTTGATACAAGCATCTGAACAAGAAATACAAGGTGCTGTAAGTGGTTATGGTAAAGCAGATGAATTTTATAAAGGTAACGCACTTTATAACTTAGCTGTGATTAACCAAGTTGGCCACCACTACGAGAATAGATCAACCACAAGTCAATTCGCTAAGCACAATGTAGCACCTTCATCACTAGCACTTATTCAAAGTTTGAGAGGAGCGTATGCTTTATGGAAATCGGAAGGCTCAAACATCGAATAAAAGTTTATGACCAAACTGAAACAGTCAATGCTGAAGGTGTTTACGTAACAGATAAGAAGTTGATTGCTACTCCTTATTGCGAAGTGTCAAAAACTACAATAAAAGAATTTAGAGAAATGGGCCTAGAGGCAAGAAAGGGAACAATCGACTTTATTATCCGTTATCGACAAAAGACTGATATACAGTCAGATATGATAGTTGAATTCAAAGGAAAAGAATACAAGATTAAATATATCGAAACAGACTTACAAGACCTAGAACGTCAAATGTTGAAATGTGAGGTGGTAGAGTAATGGCTAAACAACGTTACGACAGTGATAAGGACATATCAGATAAAATCAGAAAATTAGTTATCAATAGTGAAAAGCAATCAAAACAGGCAGTAACAAAGGCTGCAAAACTCTATAAAGCTAACATTGAGGCTAATACACCAGTACACAAGCGACAAACTCATTCGACACATGCAGTAGAGGTATTAAAAATCTCTAATTTCAGTCGTGATGAACTTAATCCAACTAAAACAGTTGGTTTTGATAAAGGTCGTAAACGTAAAGATGCTGGTTGGTATATCCACTTTCCTGATGTCGGTACTCGTCCCTCTAATCGTTCTATGGGACAACCACCACAACACTTTATGCGACGTTCATTAGAAATGAGTAAAGCACCAATTCTCGCAATATATAAAGAAGCAGTAAGGAATATGGTTGATATTGACTAGACATCCTATTGTACGTGTATATTCATGGCTAAAAAGTGATAAAGAGTTAGAGAGATTACTCAATTCTAATAAGCAACCTAAAATATTTAATTTTGAAATTCCTGAAAACTATCAAAAAGCAGAATACACACCTTTAGTAAGAATTACAGAAATATTATTACAAAACACAATATATAGAGATGGCGATAGTGAATACTATCGTTTTTTATTTGCCATTGAAACGTTTGGTAATGATATCAATACTACTTACACAGTAAGCGAGTACGTGAACGACATTATCAAAAAACGCAATGGCAGAGTGATAAGCCGAGACCTTTCAAAAGATAAGGAACTCGGCCTTTTTAATCAAATGAATGAATACGAAATAATTTTACCAGTAAAGGAGTAATTAATAATGGCAGATAAAAAAGTAGCAATTACATGTGAAGGTTTTAAAGCACGTCGCCAAGAAGGTAACGGTTTTGAAGCAGGAAAATTAACAGATGTACCAGGATTACAAGAAATCGAATTAGAATTAGAACAAGGTAACGAACCAGTATATGCAGACGGAGTTAAAAAATTAAATTTATTCAGTGGTATTACTGGTGCAACAGTTACAGCAAACTTAATGGAATTAAACAAAGAAGAACGTGAACAGTTCTTAGGAGTAAAAGTTGATAAAGGTATGGAATTATACACTTCTGATTTAGTGCCTCCATATTTATCAGTTTCATGGAAATATCGCTGTAACGATGGCTCATTCATTTACTACGGTTTAACTCGTGGTAACTTCAACATTCCAAACACAAGTGCATCAACTATGGAAGATAGTCCAGAACAACAAGACCAAGTAGAAATGGAAGGCTCATTCGTACAACGTGATAATGACAAATTAGTATTTGCACGTATTCATAGTGCAGATCCTGAATTTGATGAAGTAGCATTCTACAAAGCAATTCATGGCGAGGACGCAGTGACGACTGCTGACAATACGCCAGCTGCATAAGTAATTTAAGGCGACTGTAATAGGTCGCCTATTTTTGTATACAAAAATAACTAACGAGGGAGCAATTCTAAATGGCTAAAGTATCTTTAAAAATTGACGGTAAAAATAAAGTATTTACTAAAAATAAAATGACGTTGGGTGTCATGAAATTACGAGGCGAATTTGAAAGCAAAATCGAAAACGCTTATGGCATGGTTTCAGAATTACAAGATGTTTACCGTAAACATCGTAATGTATTAAATCAATTAGAAAAAACGCAAGAAAAATTAGCAGATGCAGAAACAGATGAGCAACAAGATGCAATTTTTGATGAATTAGAAGAAATTGAAAACTCTGACGAATATAAAGCGTTTGAGGACAAAATTGAGGAAGTTCGAGAAAACAATAAAGATAGTGAAGTGAACAACTTTAACATTTATGACGAATTAGCAACATTACTTGTGGAAGTGTTTGATAATCAATTTACTTACGATGACGTTATGAACGGTTTAGAAACTGATGACAACGAAACACCACCAGAAATTTATGCTCGTATTTTCCGCACAGATGATATGGGAAAGCGCAAGAAAAAAGCGACTACAACAAAGACAAAACAGCAGACGAAGTCTTAGAAGATATTTATCTTGTGTATCGTCACTTTATCGAAGATGCACAGTATAAACCACACGAAGTGGACGCTATTGTTATGGAGGACTTCAACAAATACTTTAGCACTAAGAAACGTAAACGTAAGGCGTCTAAAGTCGCTAAAGCCGGTGCATTAAGTCCAGAACAAATGATGGCGTTAATTTAATGAATAAGGAGGTGGGACAATGGCAGATTTTAACTTAGGTGCAGAGGTTTCGATGGATGTCGACCCCATAAAAGCCTCATCTAAAACCTTAGAACGACAATTAAAAGGTATTAATAAATCACTACGTGAGCAACGTAAAGAGTTTAAACAAAATGAGATGAGCGCAGAACAACTTGCGAATATGGAGGGCGACTTAGGTCGTGCTATAAAGGCGCAAGAGGGGTTACTTGCTAGACGTAAAAAGGCATTACAAGATGTCAAAGATGAAATGGCTAAAAGTGGCAAAGCTACTGATGAGCAACGTATCAAACTGCAACAAGCAGACGGTGCTTATAAAAAGGGGCAGAACCAATTAAATAGTTATACGAAAGAACTCAAAGACGTTCAAGTCGCTAGTAAAACGTTTGGTAAAACATCTGATGACATTAAAGGTAAATTAAACAGTTTAAGAAACGAAGTTAAATTAAACGAGGCAGAATTCCAAAAGTCTAGCAAAGCAACAAGCGATTATGAAAAGCATATCGATAGTTTATCCACATCACTCACTAAAAGTGAAAATGCAATCAAAGAATTAGAAGATAATTTAAAAATTGTATCTGATCTAAAAGGCGAGAACAGCCGAGAGGCGAAAAAATTAAGTAGTGAGATTGAAAAAGAACGTCTTTCGTACAGTCAACTAGAAGTCACTTTATCAAAAGTTAAAAATGAATTCGAAGATGTTAAGAATGAAAACTCTGAACTCTCTCAATCTATAAAAACAACCGAAAAGTTCATTGACGATACTAAAAATAAAGTTAATTCATTATCTAACGAGTTAAAACAAAGTAGTACAAGTTTTAAAGCGTCGTCACAAGAGACAGATGACTATAAAACACACCTACAACAATTAACCAACATTCAAACAAAGCAAAAGAATGTGATTAATGAGTTAGAAGATGAATATAAGAAAGTTACAGCTATCCAGGGTACATCTTCGCAACAAGCCAAACAATTAAAGAGCGAAATCGACAAGCAACGAACAGCATTCACTTCATTAGACGCTCAAATTAACCAAGCAACTAAACAATATGATGAATATCGACTGGCCAACTCGCAAACTAACATCACATTAGGCGAGGCTAAACGTCGACTAGACAGTTATAATAACGCACTTGAATTGAACACAGTTAAATTTAAAAGTGCTAACAAGTCGGTCGAAAGTTATCAAACACAATTAAATCATACTAATGCTACAATTACGCAACATAAGACAGTTTTAGAAGGCTTAGAGCGACGCTATGAAGAAGTAGCAAACGCACAAGGTCGTAATAGTGTAGAGGCTGACAAAGTAAGAAATGAACTGTATAAAGAGGCTATCGCACTTCAAGTGGCACAAAATAGAGCCGATGAATTATCTGATGAACTCGAAGAAGTTGCAAGAGCGCAACGTAAAGTTGTATTAGCTGGAACGCTAATGACTGCTGGTTTTGCAGGTGCTAGAGATAGTGCAGATAGAATTGCAACTACACTGCGTAGTGTGGGCGAAGTTACACAGGGCGTTGTCGGTGAGGTTATGGCTACACAGTTCACTAACTTAGTGCCTATCATGGGTTCAGTTGTTAGTGCAGGTGCTGGCGTTGGTGGTATGGTTACTGCTTTGAGTGGTGCTGCGATTGGTATGGGTGGCTCATATGCGATTGCATTAGGTGCAGTTAAAGCATTTACAGGTCAAGCAACATACGCACTGAAAATGTTAGAAGACGGCACACTCTCAATCACATCTGAAACGGCAAGGTACCAACAATCATTAGCTAGTTTAAAAACGCAGTGGGAAGGTTTAATCGCGCAAAATCAAGCTAAGATATTTAATACTATGACGAATGGTATTAATATGGCAAAAACAGCACTCTCTCAACTCAACCCGTTTTTAACTACAACAGCAGGTCAAATTGAACGTTTCAGTAGCCGATTATTAAATTGGGTTAATACTTCGAATAATGTAAAAAACGCATTCAATATCTTAAATACACAAGGAACGCAAGCATTCGGTCATTTATTAAATGGTGCCTTCCACTTCGTAGACGGTACGGTTGCCGTATTTAATAAGCTAAGTCCATTATTTGTGTGGGCATCTAAGGGCTTTGAAAATATGGCATTATCATTTAGACGTTGGGCTAACAGTGTAGAAGGCTCACGAGCAATTAACAATTTCATAGAATATACAAAAACTAACCTTCCAATTGTTGGCCGTATTTTCGGTAACATATTTGGAGGTATTTTTAATTTATTTAGCGCTTTTAGTGGTCATTCCCACAATGTGTTATTAGGCATCGAAAGTGTAACGGAAGGCTTTAAAAACTGGAGTGCAGAGTTAAAACGTTCTGACGGTTTTCAACAGTTTGTACAGTATTTAGAAACGAACGGACCGAAAGTTTGGACTTTAATTAAAAATATTACTGGTATTCTGTGGGGGCTTATAAAAGGTATGGCGCCAGTTGGTGCCGTAACATTAAGTGTTACAAACGCTATTACTGGTTGGATGTCTAGCATGATGAATACGCACCCTGTTATCGGTCAATTAATCGGTAGTATTGTTGCCGGTGGTGGTGCATTACTACTATTTTTAAAACCTTTATTCTTAATTAAAGGTGCATTAGAAAAAATGAGGTTTGCATTGCTTACAGTAACGGGTGCGCAAAAAGTGTTTGGTGCAGAGGGCGCACTTGCAACGTTAGGAATGAAACGACAAACGCTACAAACTAAGATAGCAACGCTTGCAACAAAAATTTGGGCTGGGGTCCAAGCGGCAGCTAAAACAGTTGCCGACGGTTTTAGATATGCTATTGCTAGATTAACCACATCACAAACAATCAATGCAGTTAAAACTAAAATTGCAACAGTTGCCACTAAAACTTGGGCGTTAGTGACTAAAGGTGCAGCATTAGCGACTAAAGGGTTAGGCTTAGCCATTAGATTTATGACAGGACCAATTGGAATAGCAATCACTGTTATAGGTGCATTAGTCGCAGGCATCATATATCTTTGGAAAAACAATGAAACGTTCCGTAATTTCGTCATTAATGCATGGAATGCCATCAAGAATACGGCTATCTCTGTTTTTGGCTTTTTAAAACCATATATCATCAATATTTGGAACGCAATTAAGAACGGATCAATTGCAATTTGGAATGGCATGAAAGCTATTGCAAGTGCTACATGGAATGGTATTAAATTTGCGATACAAAACCCAATTCAGGCTTTAAAAATGGTAATTACAGGAATTTTCACAGGTATAAAAAATGTATCGTTAGCTATTTGGAACGCTTTAAAGACTGGTGTAATAACGATTATTAGACTTTGGGTGTCAACAAGTATGGCAACATTTAGAGGTTTAAGCACATTCTTTAGTAACTTATGGAATGGTATAAAAAGTGTTGCAATTAGCGCATGGAATGGAATTAAAAATGGTGTGCTAACAATAATTCGCTTGTGGATAGCTACAAGTAAGGCTACTTTTAACGGTTTACGTAGTTTCTTCATAAATTTATGGAATTTCATCAAAAATATAAGTATAAAAACTTGGAACACTATTAAAAATGGTGTTTTAGGTGCAGTACGGTTATTAAATACGGGTGTCCGTAAAATCTTTGGAACATTACGCTCATGGATAATATCTACATGGACCTCTATTAAAAATAAGGTCGTTGCATTAGCAAAATTATTGTACGTAGGCGCCAAAGCAGCCTTTAATTCTTTATGGAATGCTACTAAAAAGATATTTACCACACTCAAGAATTGGGCTTTAAACAATTGGAGAGCGCTCAAAAATGGTATTGTAAAATTAGCAAAAGCAATCTACACAGGTGTGAAAAATGCCTTTAATAGTTTGTGGTCTAGTACAAAAAATATTTTTAATAAACTAAAAAACTGGGCAATCAACACATGGCGTTCACTGAAAAATAGCGTTGTAAAATTAGCTAAATCTTTATACTCAAGTGTTAAAAATACATTTAATAATCTGTGGTCTAGTACTAAGAATATCTTTAGCAAATTAAAGAATTGGTTAGTTAACACTTGGCGATCTATTAAAAATAAAGTTACTGATTTAGCTAAATCTTTATGGAACGGCGTCAAAAATACGTGGTCTAAGATGAAATCAGGCACACACAACACAATGTCAAAAATATCTAGTGGTACCAAGTCCACATGGCGAGGGATGAAAAATTCAGTCGTCGATATTTCAAAAGTGTTGTGGTCCAAAGTACGTGGTACGTTCACTAATATGCGTGATGGTTTGAAATCTATCATTGGCAAGATTAAAAGCCATATCGGTGGTATGGTTGACTCGGTTAAAAATGGTTTAAATAAATTAATTGACGGTGTCAATTGGGTAGCAGATAAAATTGGAATGAAAAAATTACCTACTTTCAAATTCCATACAGGTACAGAAAGTACACATACACAAAATTTAGTGACTAATGGTAAGTTAAACCAAAATACTTTAGCTACTGTTGGAGATAAAGGTAAAGGTAACGGTCCTGGTGGTTTTAGACACGAAACAATCATACCGCCTAAAGGTAAACCATTTATAACTCCAGCTAAAGATACAACTATGCCATTGTCTAAAGGTACTCGTATTCTTAACGGCGCACAAACACATGCTATGTTAAGTAACGGTATGACACCTATGTTCAATACTGGAACTATACCTCGTTTTGCTAGTGGTACTAAGAAAAAATTATTCCAAGCAGTAGGAGAAACTGCAGGAAAGTTTTTTAATAGTGCAAAAAAACTAAAACACAATGCTATGGATAGTATTGGCGATAAAACCAAACAAGCTAAAGAATGGGGAGGCGAAAAGCTTTCTCAAATTAAAGGTGCAGTAGGAAAAGGCACTAAGTGGCTATCAGATAAGGTTGGAGATATAGCTGATTGGGTTGGTAAACCTGGTAAATTACTTAATAAAGTGCTTGGGGCGTTCGGAGTAAACATGGATGCGTTCGGAATTGCTAAAAGCGCAGAAATACCATACAACTTAATGAAAGCTATGTTTGGAAAATTAAAAGAAGCAGCTAAAAACTTGATTGATGGTTGGTTAGAAGATGAATTTAGTGGCGGTGGAGGATATAATCCATACACTAAAGCACCATTCCATATGACAAGAGGATGGACACCTTCAGGACATGCAGGTATTGACTATGGTGCGCCGACAGGTACACCTATCCCTTCGCCGATAGACGGTAAAGTAATTCAATCATGGTTCTCACCTAACCAGCCATCTGGCGGTAATGAAACTCAAATTTGGGACGGACAAAAATATACACATATTTTCATGCATCAGTCTAAACGTAAAGTAAAAACCGGCGACAGAGTTCATCAAGGTCAAATCATCGGATTAGTGGGTAATACAGGTAACTCGTTCGGCTCCCATTTACATTGGCAAGTTAACAAGGGAAAAGGATATTTAAACAACCATCCAGATAGTGTAAACCCATTAACATGGGCTAAACAAGCAGCTAAAAGTGGTGGTGGCGTAAACAAAGCTGCAAGCGCTTGGAAACCAGATATCAGACGTGCTGCTAAAGCAATTGGTGTACGAGTATCTAACGCTGATGTGAATGATGTTGCTCGACTTATCCAAACAGAAAGTAGTGGTAACGCTGGTGTTACACAACAAATTCAAGACCGAAATAGTGGAGGAAACGAAGCGCAAGGCTTACTACAATACACACCAGGTTCATTTAACAGCTATGCAATTAGAGGACATAAAAATATTAAAAATGGTTATGATCAATTACTTGCTTTCTTCAATAACACAGATTGGCGTGCTAACTTATCTTACTGGAAACGTCGAATGGCTAGTGGCTTAACTGGTTGGGGTCCAACTGGTAGTCGTAAAAAATATGCCACGGGTACTAACAACGCTCGTAAGGGTTACGCTACTGTGTTTGAAAAAGGTGGAGAAATCATGAATTTACGAGGTGGCGAACAAATCATTCCTAATGATGTATCAATCGCTGCTATTGAACGTGTCATTAATAGTGATATCTTCAATCGTACTCAATCAGCAGTATATGAAGCTATTTCTCGCTTTGCAGATGGTATTAGAGAAAAACAACAACAAGAGAGTATAGAAAAAGCAGAATTAAGACGTTTACAAACTGAGAATACCGATATTAAAGAACAGAACGCTTTATTGAAAGCTATACTAGGTAAAATGGATGCATTACTTAATATCAATAGTGACATCAATCAATCTAACCAAGAAATTAGAGATAAAAACTATTTCCCTAGTAGTAAAGAAATGACTAGAATGAATAATTTTAATAACGCATTACATGCTAAAACGCATTTAATGGCAAGACGATAAGGAAGTGATTAAAATGACATTTTCTTTGTATAATCCAAATATGAAAAAAATTGATTATCCAGTTGGCGTTACGCCACTGGATTTTTTAGTATCAAGTATTGAACGGGAAAGGTATTCAGAAAGTATCAAAGGTATTCCTGGAGATGTTTATTATGGTATTGACTATAAAAACAGGGAAGTTACTTTAAAATTTCAAATGGAACACTATAATGATACATTTGATTATCGTTTAATGAGAGATGAATTATACAATATTTTAGGTACTTATAATTCACTTTATGTGATTGATGAAAAATTACCTACACGAATGTTAAAGATAGCAATTGACAATTCTTACATTCCAGAAAGATATGGATATTGGTATTCAACGTTAGATGTAACAACTACAACTATCACATTACCATTTTGGCAATCAAAATATACAACGCAAGATGTTGAAAAGAATAGCTTCACTTCAATTGTTGAACAATTTGGATTAGCAGATGGTATTAATGTAGATTATCCTAATTATTCTTTTACAAACAATAATTTTACAGTTTGGAATGGTGGAAACACTACGATTGATTACCGGAATATGTATTTAAAAATCGAAGTCCAAAATTTAACTACCAAAGGTAATTTTACAATAGAAAATCTAAATACAGGCGATCGTTTCATTTTTAATAAAGAAGTAAATAATCAAAACCTTGTTTTAAATGGTCCTGTAATAACAGTGGCAAATGATAACCGATTAAGAGATACTAACCGTACTTTTATCAAATTAAAACCAGGGGAAAATAAAATAAAAATAAGTAATGGGACATTTTCTAAAATAAATTTTGACTTTAGATACTTATATAAATAGGAGTGATATATATGGGGAGAAATATTATTACCTCATTATGGGATAGAGACAACTTATTAAAAATTAACGATAACTTTGTACAACTTTTTGATGATTATTTAATTGCTTCAGATTTAAAAAGTTTTGCGAATGATGTTTTAAAAAAGGCAAATAATATCAATCAAAAAAACGTTGATGTTCAAAAACAATTAAACGATATTATTACAAATACAGGTGATACAAACGCAGAAGTTATTCAAGCTAGAGGGACATATAAACTATTGAGCGAAAGATTAAATAATATTGAAGAAAGTACCGGAATTGACCCTGTTAATTATGGACTTTCAGAAAATGCATCATGGCAAACAAATCGAGACGCTATCCAAAAGGCTATTGACGAAGCCTACAGCATTGGTGGCGGTGAAATAGTTTTAAAACCAGGTATTTATACAGTAAAAGGATTAGTGTTGAAAAGCCATGTTACATTAGCTGGTAAAGGCGTAACTTTAAAACACCCAGATGGGATTGCACCAGATATTATCAGAACTGAAATTTATAACACAACAGGTAGTGTTCTTGACGACAAGAAAACAATCGCCTTAAATGATTTATCAAAAGTGGAAAAAGGTAGTGTGCTTGCTATACGAGCTGCAAGAGGAGCGCATACAAGCCAAAATACACAAATTGTAAATGGAATTTCTGATAAACAAACCACAGGTATCGTGTTGAAAAATGCAGAAGGTCTAGTTAATAGTGGTGTTATGATCATTGGTGGCGAGATTATAAGTTATACAGGGATACAAAACAACGAATTACAAGGTGTAGTCAGAGGGATATACGGTACTACTCCGTCAAGTTATTCAAGCGATACATCTATCGCTTTAGCTACTCGTTTTTACACAACAGTGGACAGTGTAAAAAATAATAAAGTTACTGTAGTTGATACAATTCCTTTAATGCTTTCAGATGTTGACATCTCAATTGGGGCTACAAATCCAGTGATAAAAGATGTTCAAATTGATGGTAATCGTGTCATAGGTGGAGCGCCTAGTGAAGTACATCCGATTAAATGCGAGTTAACACGATTTGGGTTGATAGACAATGTAACGATCAGAAATGGCGAAAGTGGTATTATGGCACGTAATGGAAATCATGATTTATTAATTAATAATCCTACATTTATTGATTGTTCAATACCTGAAAATACTTTAGGTTCAGGTGGTTGGATGTTCAGAGGTAATAGACGCTGTAAATATCTGAATGTAACAGCAATAGGTAAAATGTGGACTGGCGTTTATTTTGACGATCGTACTTCTCATTCTACTGAATGGGATGAAGAAAATTACGATTGTATACTTGATGGCTTATATGCAAAATTAGATAGATTAACAGAAAACCTAGGTTTTGCAATGGTTGGTGGTGTTCGTAATTTAGCACGTAATTGTAAAATTTCTGGACCACGTACTGGATTTTCTTGTACTTCTAACTCTCAAGGTACAGGATATCCTAGTTATAACGCGAGAGATAATCAATTTGAAAGTATACAAGTTGATAATGTTTACCAACCAACAATTATCAAGGCGCAACGAACGAAATTAATTAATGTAACATATGATGAGGATACTACTGCATATAGAAAATTCACTGATTATATGACAGATACACAGTATATTAATTGTGGGGGATATAACCCTAAAACATTGTATGAAGATGGGACTTATAACAGTCCTTCATACGCCTTTACCAATGACTCAACTACTGGTTTTTATAGAATAACAAACGGACAAATTCAATTTGTTTCCAAAGGCGTTGCTACTGTAAGAATGATTGAAAACGGAATGATGCTAGCAGAAGGTAAAGATTTAAGTTTTGGTGCTGGTACAGGTTCGAGAATAGGCACATCATCAGTACAAAAATTAGGGTTTTATGGTGCTACGCCAATTAAACAACCTAGTAAAATTGGTACTATCGTTACAAGTGCATCACAAGAAGATATCGTCAATCAACTTAATTCGGTTATTGTTGCATTAAGAAATTTAGGTCTTGTTAGTAATGTGTAGAAATTAGGTTAGTCAAATGGCTAGCCTTTTTATTTGCGAGGTGAGTAAATGTATATAAGAGATTTAGATGGTAACGAATATATGATGGAAGGTTTAGTCCAACATGAACAAGAAATTAATGGAGATGAACGAATAGATGTTGAGATTGAATACACTAATGTTAACAAACATTTTTTAGATAAAAAAGATGACTTAAAGATGTGGGTCATAGGTTTTGGTGAAAACGAATATAGAATTATATCAAGCACAATGACTGGCTATGGAGATAAATTGAAAATCACTTGTGTGGCTATTTTATATATATTAGATTATCTTAATTCAACTAGAATTATAGAACGAATAGATGCTTCGTTAACCGTAACTGAAGCTATGAACTTAATTTTTGATAAAACGCCATTCACTTATTATTTAGTTGTGCATAGGAATTCAAAACGTTTCGAAGGATTAGGCGAAGGTGCTACTAAATTGGAAGTATTAAAAACATTTATAGAACGATATGAATACGAAATTTCTGTAAAAGATCGCGTAATGTATTTCCACGATAAAATAGGAGTGGATAGTAACTTCCAATACCAATACCATTTGAATTCTGATGATATTAGCAAAGAAGTAGACGCAAGCGAATTATATACTTATATCGAAGGTTATGGTGACTATCCAGATGATGAAGAAGGTGAGACAGTAGACGTAACTAAAAAAGCGAAATTAAATCCTAAAACTATGAAAAATAACCCATATATACATCCATTAGCTAAATTACTAGGTAATAGAGTTGCACCACCTGTTAAAGATGGACGTATCAAAAAAGAAGAAATTTTAATACAAAAAATGAAAGAAACAGTAGATAATAGTTTAAATATTTCATTTTCGGCTAACGTTGCAGCTTTAATTGACCAAGGTTACACATATTCACACGCTTATTTAGGCGATCGAGTATTTTTGGTAGATGATCGTATAGGACTAGATTTAGAAGTACGTGTTATTAAAATAGAACGAACTTTCATTAGAGATGAAGTGTTAGTAGAAACAAAATTAACATTTGGTAATAAATCAATGGCAGATGAATACAATTCTAATTTTAATACTGCTGTATCTACAATCAGTGATGTAATTTCAGGCAAAAAAACTTTGCCTAACAGTTCCATGAGTGCTGAAAGTAAAGCATCAGTCAAGAAAGTTCAAAGCGTTACCTCTGAACTCGTTTTTGATAATAAAGGTATCCATTCGCAAGATAAGCAGAATACAAATAATGTTATAACTTATAATAATCTAGGAATTTACGTTTCTAAAGATGGTGGAAATACTTCTAAAAACGTTTTAACTGCTCAAGGTATTAATGCTGACGTGATTTCATTAGGTACTATAGATACTAATTTAGTTGATATTAAAGGTGGTAACAATGATAGTTATACAAAAATAGCGTCTAACTATCTATCATCTTATGGTTCTTATCAACGGACATGGCAAAATAAAACAACATCAAATAATATATATACTCAATTAAAAGATGGATATCTTAATTTAAAAAATACTAAATATAATCAGTCGCTTTACTTAGCTGATTTTGGGCTTTCCACTTATGTTAATGATAGCCAGACAGATAAATCAGGGACATTGCATTTTTTTGACGACACTTATTCGAATGCAAGAGGCGTTACATTAAATTCTAATGCTGGTGTTGTTGCGTTAAGGTCTGATAGTAATAAAGTAATTTTAGATGCTTATGATGTTATTAATATAGAAAGTAAGAATGCTTCTGTAAGTATCACACCTATGGCACAAACGAATAGTAATAAGAATGAGTTCGTTTTCTCAAATAGTTCTAATAGTAAAGGAGTAAAAGGTTTACTTACTTATAATACTAATGGTCAAAGTAATATAGGTTTAGTATTTGAAAACAATGTAAAAAGCAATCTTTATACATTAGTGAACGGAGCATTACAAGTTGTTAATAGTAATTATGCTTATAAACCTATTAAAGCATCGGACTTTAATAATGCAGCAAGAGAAGATTATATTGAGAACGTTCAAAAATTGCAAGACGATGTATTGAGTAAAATCATTAATGATACCGAATTATACTCCTATAACTATAAATCAGATGAAGAGAAAAAGCTTAAAAATGGCCTTATCATTGGTGCAAATTACAAAACGCCAAATGAGTTAGTAAATGATGATGGCATTAATTTATACACAATGATTACATGGGCATTCAGAGCGATACAACAACTTAATGAGAAAATTGAGGTGCTAGAAAATAGAAAATAAAAAAGTTGATGATAAAGATATAAAATTAGCGTTACAAAAGAAACAAATTGATGAGCAAAGTGAAATTATTATCAATCTTCAAGTTCAAATCGAAAAACTATATAGAGAAAATCAAGAATTAAGCAAGCCACAGTCAGAGTAGATTGTGGCTTTTAAATTTGTACAAAGGACGTGAGAGCATGGAGAATGTGAACCGAAGTTGTGGAGATTATGAAACAAGAATAAAAAGACTTGAAGATAATGACGAAAGGATCTTCGCATCTTTGGAACAAATAAAAGATGGTCAACATAATCAAGAACTAATCAATCAAAAAATGAACTTCACTCTAGATAGTATAAATAGAGAGCGAGAAATCGATAAAGAAAGTAAAAGAGAAAATCGTAAAAACATTAAAGAAATGAAACGTTTAATGTTAGGTATGGTTTTTTCAGTGGCAGGTTCTATTATCTTTGCTGTCATCAGAATGGTATTCGGCATATAAGGAGGTGATTGATATGTTTAAACTATTCGCAAAAGCTAGTTTCTGGACTTGTTATTGGTTTGGTCAATGTAAATAAACAAATTAAGTCGGCACTTATGTGTCGGCTTTTTATTTTGAATAAGGAGTGGAAGAAATGGAACCTAAAGTAATAGCAAGATACGTAGTATTATTTTTAGCGTTGGTCAATCAATTTTTAGCAAACAAAGGTATATCTCCCATCCCTGTGGATGAAGAAACAATATCATCAATTATCTTAACAGGTGTGGCTTTATATACAACTTACAAAGATAACCCAACGACTAAAGAAGGTAAGTGGGCAAATCAAAAGTTAAAGAAATATAAAGCGGAAAAGAAATATCGCAAAGCAACAGGTCAAGCGCCTGTTAGAAACGAAGATATACAACCTACAAATTTAGATGAGTTAGGGTAGGTGATAGCTATGTTAATGACAAAAGCACAAGCTGAAAAATGGCTTGATAATTCGGAAGGAAAGCAATACAACCCAGATTTAAGTTATGGTTTTCAGTGCTTCGATTATGCAAACGCCTTTTTCATGGCTGTTACAGGCGAAAGATTATATGGTCTGTATGCTAAAAATATCCCGTTTGATAATGCGAACACGATTAAAAAGTACGGTAAATCAATCAAAAACTACGATAGTTTCTTACCCAAAAAATTAGATATTGTTGTATTCCCTGGTAAATACGGGAGTGGTGCCGGCCATGTTGCAATCGTAACAAGAGCAACACTCACACAGTTTGAATGTTTAGAACAGAATTGGCTAGGAGAAGGTTGGACTAATGGCGTAGTAAGTCCTGGTTGGGGTCCAGAAAAGGTTACAAGACGTTGGCATTACTATGATGACCCCATGTACTTTATCCGTTTAGATTTCCCTACAAAAATTAGTGCAGGTACCAAGGCAAAACAAATTATTAAAAGTAAACAAGCTAGTAAAAAAATAAAACCTAAAAAAATCATGATCGTGGCTGGTCATGGATATAATGATCCAGGTGCAGTTGGTAATGGCACAAATGAACGTGATTTCATTCGTAAAAACATCACACCACAAGTTGCTAAATACCTACGCCAAGCAGGCCATGAAGTAGCATTGTATGGTGGTAGCAAGCAATCACAAGATATGTATCAAGATACGGCTTATGGTGTTCGTGTAGGTAATAAAAAAGACTATGGTATGTATTGGGTTAACAAACAAAAATATGATTTAATTGCAGAGTTTCATCTTGACGCAGCAGGTTCAAGTGCAAGTGGTGGTCATGTAATTATATCTAGTGCCTTTAATGCAGATAGTATTGATAAAGGAATACAAGATGTGATTAAAAATAATTTAGGTCAAATTAGAGGTATTACTAAACGTAATGATCTACTCAATGCAAATGTGTCGGCAGAGATTAACATGAATTACCGATTAACTGAATTAGGTTTTATCACTAACACATCAGATATGAATTGGATAAAAAAGAATAGTGATAAATATTCAAAACTGATTGCGGGTGCTATTCATGGAAAGCCAATCGGTGGTGTGGTTGCAAGTAAACAAAAAGCTACTCACAAAACAGATGATGTTGTAGCAGTACCTAAAGGATATAAAAGAAATGATAAAGGCGTACCTTATAAAAAAGAAAAAGGGCGATATACTGTTTCTACCATTAAAGGCAATAATGTTAGAACCGCCCACAATACTAAAGCTACTATCACAGGTGTGTTAAAAAATGGCGAAAGCATTATTTATGACGGTGCATTTGCAGTTAATGGTTATCGTTGGATCACGTATTTAAACAATGATTTAAAACGACGTTATATTGCAACAGGTAAAATAGATAAAAAAGGAAATAGAATGAACAGTTACGGAAAGTTTACTAAGGTATAAATTTAACGAAAGCAATAACCTTGTTAAAGTTTATACATGCTAGTATAATACACTCAGATGACATTTCACTATTAGTTCGTAGGGATAAGCATAACGGTGCTTGTCCCTGTTTTTTTATGTTATAAAATATCGTACCTTTTTAAGTAGTTGTGCCCATTTTTAATTTTATAATCATAAATTTGTTGTTATTTTTACGTTTACATATTAATATGTAAATATATTAGGAGGAGATCTTTATGCAAAAAATTTTCAAAACAATAGCCACAGCATACATGATTTCTGGAGATATGAATGGATATTATGGTAAAAAAAGAAATGAATTACGTAAAAATAGCTTACAATCGAGAAGTGATATAAATCAATTAGAAAGTGATTGGTACGCTACAGGTGCAGATATGCAAAAAGCTTTAAACGCATATCCAAAAGTAAAGGAACTAAATCATGGATACTGATACAAAACAGTCTAACGATGCAGAAGTGTTAGAAAGAAAACTAGAGAATGCTAATAATAGTGATGAAAGACGCGAAATTATAGCACGTGAAATTTCTTTAACTAAAAGTGGACCTCTTCCAGACCCTGAGGATTTTAAAAAATATGAAGAAGTTTTACCAGGTTCAGCTAACAGGATTATGGAAATGGCTGAAAAGAACCAGCAGCATAGAATGAACTTAGAAATTGTGGAGCAAGAAAAGTACTACAAAAGTAATGATTCAATTACGACAAAAGGAATTAATTCAAGTACGATTATTTCCATCGCGGGGATTATAGGATCAGTAGTATTAGGTATATTTGGAAAAGAATGGGCAGCAGGCATTATTGGGACTTTATCTTTGGGAAACATAGTGGTAAGTATGATTAACGCTACAGTAAATAATATAAGAAGAAAAGAGGACTAGTAACCGTATCTTAATAGGTACGGTTATTTTTTTATGCGTAATGTTCGAAAAAAATACAAACCACGTTCTTATGAGCGTGGT